CCTCGCATATGCGGTTGCTGCAATCAGCGTCTCACGTGTGCGTGGTGCTGTTCACAGCTTTGAGATATATATATATACAAATGTTTGTCAAGATTGTATCAAAATTTTCAAAAATGTGGATGGTATAGTGTCTATCCCATTGGTACTCCATAGTCCTTGTGAAAGACTTTGGCGAAACCGCTGCAACTCAACTTACGACCAAGTTGTATGTTGTTAATGCACGCCACCATCTCGGCGATCTCAGCGGTGTCCAACCCGTACCTAACACCATAATTTTCATCACGTTTCATGGAGTAATCCTGCTTGTCAACAAAGATGTGCTTGTTTGAGTCGTGTTCACGAACCTCGGCGTTGCCGGTACAAAACCGAGCGCGCAATGCATCCAGTATTGGGTTGCTGCACTCGTTACTCCATCCTTTGATTACTCCCGTGAAAAACATGTCCATCCGTACGCTCATCGGGGTGGCGGCGAATTCGCTTGGGGCCATTGATAAATGCCTAGCTTCTAGGTCGTCCCACACGGTCCCTAAAGACCTAATGACACAGCCTGTGTTAATACTAGGCAACCATTCGCCCTCTACGTAAACTGGCGACCGCTTAAGGAATTGTGCGTTCTCAAATCGCATCACTCCATCCTGGTCCCAACTCTCCACCGTGACCTTGTGTCCTGCACACTTGGCCCCCCTTCTAACGCTATCTTCAAAATTGTTGCCCTCTGCCAACTGGGCCAAGGTGCCTAGCGCAACACCATAGCTGCCCTTATGGTTGAGCACTGTAGTTATGGTGGTTCCAGAGCCCTCGATCGCTGTATCGAATTGCAAAACTCGGCGGTCATTAGGGTCTGATGGGTTAACCACGTGCAGTGGCAATGTGCATTGCTTGATTAAGCCGTACGCTCGCTGCCGGTTAAAGCCGCGTAAGGCCAAGTATGTGCTAAAAAAGGCTAACGCATCTTGTGACGAGTCGTTGGACTCGATATCGACATTAGCGCCGAAAGATACGCCATTGACGCACCCGCTGTAACACGAGTCGTCACTGTAAATAACCACATACACATACTGCGGAATTGACATCGCTTCAAACAACGCCTTAAATGCCTTTTGCAAACTATCGCTCTTTGGCTTAGCCATGATGTAAATGCACATTGTGATACCATTCAATATGTGCGTGTGCACTCCATCTATGCACATCTTGACGAATTCGGGCAACTCGCCTGCGTACATGCTACCGGCGCCATAAGCCACTGTCAGTCTGGGAGCTTTACCGGGCTTTGCTAACTCACGCTTCAACGAGGCTTGTAGCTTCGTCACCATAATGTCATCGTCGGTGTGTAGCAGCGTCCTGTTCACGTAAACGCGTCGCAATGCGCGCTTCACATGCACAATGTTGGAATTTGCCTCACGTGACAAAAATGGCTCAAAAGCTGTTAAGAACTGCTCGTATGTTTTGTGATATGCCCAACTGGTGGCGGTTTGTAGCCCGTCCACCATCTTTGTCAGGCGAGTTCGGTGACACTCATTTGTTAGCGTTATCATGCCCCTGGCTATGAACTGTATTGTTGCAGAGTACTCGGCCAATAATGCCGCATGGGCGACTGCGTACTGTCGCTGGGTTTTGTGGTATCCCATCATTTCCCACGCGCGGGTCATATCCCCACTGATTTTTCCTCTGTTTTTGATGCTCAACATCACAGCTCCTACTGCTCTTGACAGTGCGCGAAACTCCTCCTCGTCCTGGCGCCTCCCAATTAAGCGCTTCATGCCATGGTTCATGTTATTGGCTGATGACGAATATTCCGTGAACCCGTCCTGTCCCTGCCCACGCAGTTCAAAAAAGGATGTGCGCCCCCTTGCCTTGGGGGGCACCACTTGGAACGGGTTAAATTCCCCACGGACGCCGTCGCACTCAAAATCGGTTCTGAGTTCGTAAGGGGCGCAATCAGCTTCCGTGTCGTCTATCTTCTCTGCCATAAACGTATCGACCGTGCCTATTAAGGAGCATATGACACCGTTTCGTCCATCATCCCCGTAGCCAACAAACTCCGCGTTGTTTGCTACTTTAGTCATCATGTCGCTCGAGCCCAGCACCGCCGAGTTGCGCATATGAATTAGGTCCAGGAAATACTTCACTGTCTCATCTACCATTGCTTGCAACTCAACGTTAGGGCATACTCTGAACGCCAATGCCATAGCGGCTTTTGATAACTGCGCTGTCACCTCGGCAGTTCCCAACTGCTTGGTTAACGCGCTGTATACGGGGTTTAGGACTGTGTACTGCTTTGCTGGGTACCTCACCTTGATGTTTTGCTCCATTTTGCGCTCGTACTCCCGCAACTCGCACGTTGTGACTGTGCTTATCAACGGGCACAATGATTTGTTCTTGCTGGCAATGCTGCTCAGCACGTATGAATAACCGTTGTTATGTGTCACGCAATCGGCGGGCTCGTTCCCTATGTCTACCCGGTCAATAGGCATTGTGGGGTGGAAGAACTTCCCGTCGAAATATGGTCCATTGATGAATGCCTCCTTGTTTGCGACAAAATACATTTGTGTGGTTTCTTGTGCCGCGCGAGGCGCTTCATTATCTTCGCTGGGGTCCCTGCTGCGCTTGGTTTGGGGTTGGTCGGGTGGGCCATACGAGGCGCTGCGAGATGATCCTGGTGTGCGCGAGTTCTTGTGGCTCTCGCACTCTTTCTGTAGTCTCTTTTTCTCAGCATTCGTGATGCGCCTCATGGCATTAGTGGCCGATGTGCCTCCACCCGCTGCCCCCACTGACCCGAACATTTGTCGTAGGCCCGCGTCCACCCCGCTGGACGTCCTGGGCTCACTACTCTTGTGTGGCTTTCTCTCAAAATTATTTTTATCAAAATCTTTGCTCAAGGAGCCCGCACTCCTATTGCCCACGGAGCGAATGCTCCTGTTATCACTTTCTCTCTTCAAAATCGCTGGTTCTGACCTCACAGCCGGCAGGGGTTCGTCCATCTTGTTACTTCAGCCTCCTCAGAGTACCTCAGCAAACCCGCTTCCTGTACAGTCCTTGATATGACTCCACACCTGAAGATCTGGCTATACCTTCACTTGTAACCGGTTGGAGTTCACTACTTCTCTGATTAATTCCACGGCATTGTGGACGCTTTCCTGACCAAGACAACAACATCAGCTCACATCTACCAACTCTCTAACATGCCGAGTTTTAATTATAACCCGTAAAGGAACCACCACCGTATGTGGGCACCTCGACATGCAACCGAGCCAACTATTTGTTAACAACAATTGCTGCTCCGCCATCCGCGCTACCCACAGATGACCCTCTCATGATCCCCTCGATGAGATTCGTACTACAAAAAACCTATCATATCAAAACTGCGTTTGCAAAACTGTGTTTTTACATTGTTTTTGTGCACGAGTGACTAACACTTATGTGTTACATTATGTACAGCGTGAATTACGCGATAGTTCTCTTCTACGAAGTGATCAGTATACTCGTTTGGACGGCGCTAAGCTATCCTGGTAGCCTGGAAACGTGCTGTGGCTATGTTGCCGCTCGTGGACATATATACACTCCCATACCATGTAGTTGTGGTGACAACAGTAGCCACCCATGATATGTTGGAGAAATTGTATTGAGCGGTTATAGAGCTGCAGGCGCTCCCGGCTCCGACACTACCACCAGAGGTGGTGGATATGTAGGCGTTGACCGTTTGTGGCAAGGTGAATCCCACATAAACTTGCAAATTCAGTAACCATACCCCGGGAAAGAGACTCAAGGACGCCTGTCGAGGGTATGGCGCGGATGTCACATTCTGGTTAAAATCGACACTAGTAGAATACCCAACCATGTTGTAAGACAACGTGGGTAAACTACTGTATGTGGCTATAACCGGACATGTGACGGAGACGAAATTCGCGTAAACGTTGGGTATGTAACTTAATATCGTACCTATACTAGCTGAAGCAGCGCATGTCAACGAACCATTGACCTTAAATGCCAATGATGTGATGCTGTCAGCTAAAACATTGGTACAACTAACGGAAGCCACATATATTGACTGAACCCGCTGTGACACGGAGCCAATAATCATTGCTTGATCACTAAACGGCCGCAGAGATGTGGGCGAGCCGGAATTAGCATACAAAGTTATCCCGGTCGTGTCCACCTTGACCAATGCGGTTGTGGGGTCGGTAGAAAAACCCACTACCAATGAAGGGGAGTAAACCACGGTGGCATACACTGCGCTAATAAAAGCGGACACCGAACCAATGTAAGAGGCTAACACTGTGGTTATGTAGGCTGTGCCCACATAATTACTACTCCCACCAATAAAACTAGTCCACACGCTTGTGGCGGGTACGCTGGCGGAGCCCACCGCGCCTGTATAAAGTGTGTTGACATAGCCACTCCGAAAATAATTGCTAGTGCCTCCAATGTCTGCTGTGGAGGTGCTAGGCAATACGCTCGAAAAATATCCAGCTGTCGCGTATAAGGATGCCACCGGAGTGGTTGCGGATCCTATAATCGTGGCAAACAACTGGGTCACTGTCGCTGTAACAGCAACTAACGTGCTAACGGCCAGCGAGGATAACCCTGATAGGGTAGCACCTGCGGCAAGCACAAAAGTGTTCGAAACAACTAAATTAGAAATCGTTGTTGGAATCACAACGGGTGCTCTGGGTATTAAGATGCCAGAGCATGCGGGGCGTGGATTCTTCAATAACTTCTTGTACTGCCGCCCTCTGAGCCGTCAACCAAGTGTCAAGCGACCCATACTAGGCAACATACTATTAGCGTACCCCATCAAATTCCCAGCGACGCTTCGCACGCCGTCCATGATCATGGTGCGTTCAGCGGGCGTCGTCTCATTAATGACCTGACGAATCTGGTTGAACATCAATGTTGGGACGGGGGTCAACGGATTCTGGACCCTTTCACCGGCGAGCCGGGCGGCTGCGGTGTTTACGATCTCAAAGCCACGAGCATCACTATGTGTAGGTGTGTGCAAGGCTGATGTGAGAGGGCCGATGAATTCCACGTGCGCAATATACTCGACCTCGAAGGTGTTTGCAACAGATGTGGATGACGGCTGAACATAAATGATAGCCGGCGCCCCACCTGGGATGCACCCTGAGATGGTACTGCTATAATTGCCGGCGGACACGGTAAGCCCGGCGGCTAAAGTAACGGATTGCCCGGTGACCGTAAACGTGTTTGTCGCGAGCGTGAACGCGGAATATGTAAACACTACGGTGGTCGGGACAGACCCTGTGGCGCCTGGAATCAACACAGAAAATGTTCCAGACGATGCGGGTGTTCCGTTAAGTGACGTTACAACGAGAGACGTTGCGCCAGAGGTGTACGCCGCGGTCAACGCCGTGAAATTAAGCAAAGATACTGACCCGCCCAAAGTCTGCCCATTCGAATACGGGTAAACCAAGGGGGTGACAAAATTAGTACCCGTGCTGTCCACAGCGGCGCCCAAATTATACACCAACTCTGGCTCATCAATGCCCGATAAAGTCAGCCACTGTTTGCCTTCTGTGATGCGTTGTATGAATGTTTCGTCGTATCCAGCTAGCGCTGTTGCAGGATACATTGCCATGTTGTCATGGTTGGGAGAACCAAACATGGTGTATGTCCCGCCGCGATTCAACTCGCTCCCCATGTACTGAATGCTAATTCCGGCAGACACTATGCGTCCCTGAACTGCGGGCCCGACACCCGTGCCGGGGCTCTCGGTGAACTGGGAGCTTGTGTATGGTGAATTGACACTAATTGGCTTCAAAAACGGCAAAAGAGCCTGAAATTGAGCGGCCGAAGAGGGCAATGTTTGAATTTGTGCGACGTTATCTGCGTAAAAAACCGAGGGAGCGTCGTTGGCCAAGGATGGGCAAACGACGATAGCCCCCACACTCGCAAAATTACCAGTTCCGCCAATCGTCATTTGGAAACGATTGTATAGCGTTATTTTCTGGCTGGGTTTGGATGGGTGGCGCGGGACACACGCACCGCGAGCCTCCATGTTCCAAGGGTCACAAATAGCCAAAGCGTATTTCTGGGCACAATGGGATAAAGGCGAACTCGTAACCCGATGCTTAGGGCGCTGAGCTTTAACCTTGTTAGAAGCCTTTGGACGCATGTCGCGTACGGCCGCGTTGACACGAGCATCAATGAGAGCTTTGGTGAGATTAACGGCGACCTGTTTGCCAGAAAGTTGCTGGCGCTTGCCACTTTTAGTGGCCATCTTGTTTTGCTTGTTCGGAATGCGCTTCTGCTGTTTCCCCCGGTACATCAACCTGGGGAGCGGAGGGTATGCACTACGTTGTTCACGTGCATTTATTTAAGGAGCCCTCTGGCACTAAAGCCATCTCCGTCCGATTTTAGCACCGCGGCGCTAGGTATCGGGTACTGCTCTCGCACCTGAACTGCCCACATTCCGGTCCACCTAACGACGGTGCCGTGTATTAGCTTGGGCTCGCCACCATTATCCCGCTGTGACTTGACAACTATCGGGGTGGTGGCGGAAAGGTTTCACTCGAAGTTAATTTACCCTTCCCACAAATCATTGGCTCGGCATGCCTCAATGTGGACTAGCTTACCATAAAAGGCAGCATTATCTTCACCCGAAGGTTGCAGAAATCGGCAAACCG